TCGACTCCGGGACGCGCCTCCAGTTATACCTCGCCCGGGTGGTGAAATCGGTAGACACAAGGGATTTAAAATCCCTCGATCGCAAGGTCGTGCGGGTTCAAGTCCCGCCCCGGGCACCATATTGAAAAACCAATAAAATCAAGTAGTAGCAATGTCGTTTAAGCCGCCTCTTCGGGCGGTTTTTTTGTTTTCTTACATGCCTTCCTAAAATGCTTTCCTAATATATCACTTCGTTTTCTGACCTCCGACAACCGGAACTACCATGATCTTCCTGTTGTAGCGTGCTGTTTGCTTCACGTCTTTGTGCCCAGATATTTCCTGTTTGGTGTAAATGTTGCCTTCGAGATCCGATATCCCTTTTGCTTTCAAATCATGAAATGTGAAATCAAAATCCATATCAGGATATGCAGCTTTAGCCTGTTGTTTCGCTTTAAGCCATCGGCTGTTGAAACCGTCCCTTGTATACTTTGCTCCAGACGGCTGGTGAATAACAAAGATACTGTTCATACCCGATTTGAGGGGGAGGTTAGCAGCCTGACCAATAACGTCCTTCAATCTGGGCGACCATCCCTTTATCTGAGTTACCGATGTTTTACTTTGCTTTATAAGAATTCCTTCGTCGATTATCTGGCTCTTTTTGAGTTCAAGTATGTCCGCTTGCCGTGCACAACAGAGATAAGCTAATTCCATTGCAATTTTGACCACTTCAGGAGCAACACTGTGGAGCCTGGAATATTCAGAATCGGTGACATAACGATCACGCGCCTGCTCCTTGAACTGCTTTACGCCTTTAGTCGGATTATGTTTCACCAATCCCCGTTCATACCCCCACCTAAAAACCCTAGACATAAAAGCTTTCTCACGGTTAGCCTGAGTCCGGCTTTTCAAACCGCGCTTGTCCATATACTTCCTTACATGCTCCGGTTTTATTGCATCTGATGGCATATCGCCAAATACGCTTAGAACCTTCACCGAGTACTTTCTGTAGTCCTTCTGCGTTTCAGCAGCCAACTCAAAGAAATCAGGTGACTTAAAAAACCGTTCAGCTAACGACTTGTAGGTTTTTATGTCAGGAGTTTCATTTATCAATGCCTCATAAGTTGCCCAAACTTTAGACTGAGGACTGTCAAGATTGCACAGACGCATAGCGCCACCATTTTTGGGATGGAACTCGTAAGCAGACTTGCCCCGGTATACACGCGGCGGCATCCAGTTATCCTCTTTGTTTTTTCTGGTCCGGGCCATTAATCAAGGGCTCCAAAATTTGGCTCACTGCTGTCATGAATTTGCTTGCTACGCGATGAAAGGGGTTCATTAAAATGTTGCCAGGTAGTTCGGGGCCTGCCATCCTTGCGCACCATGAAGAAAATCCCTGCTTCTTTTAGACACTGGCATTGCTTTGATGGCATCTTATAACCAGTTAGTTGCTCAATTTCGTCATCAGAAATGATGTCATTACTGGAATGGTTCATAGTCCACGCCCTCGATGTTTTTACGCTCGATTTCTTGCAGAAGTAATTTCGCCATGCAGTGCACGATATTTTCTCGCGGCCAGAATTCCATGAGGCGTTTCAGGTGCCGCGGATCTCGTGCTAGCTGATCGTTGTGCGCGATCATCATTTCGGTGGCGGTGATGTGTCTCATAGTCCAACCCCGTGATTTTCATTAGGTGGCGTATTAACACTTGTAAATTCACGGACTTTAGCCGAGAAGCGTTCAGCCTCGCTGGCCAAACCTTCCAGCCCCCGCCACGTGGCGAGTGCACCCGTATGGCGAATGAAGCGCACAGCGTCAGCAACTTCCTTGACTGCCCCATAACCATCGATTGAAAGCCCCGTTTCTCGTTCGAATTCTGCGAGCTTTTCAATAGCTAAATTCGCTTTTGTTGCCCGATAGTCAACCTCACGTTGCAAACGATCAGTAAATTCAGCCTCTAATCGCTCACGTTCCCGCGAGACTGCTGCCGCCATGACAGCTTCATCTACGCCACCCGCCCGGCGCAGTATGGCCGCCATGAAGGATTTATTAACAGGCACTGATTCCAGCTTTGGCGCTGCCACCATCTGGCGAATAATGCCAGCAGCGCTAATGTCGTAATGCCCCCACGTAGGGGGAAGCTCGCCAGGCTTAATAAGTTCTTTCGGCGCTACAATCCACCATCGATCGCAATACTGCTGAACCGTCGATGATTTCTCAGGGTTTTTCAGCTCACGCAGCCAATCGCCGCGACTAACCTTAATTTCGAAACCATGAATTTCCATTCCCCGTGATGGGTACATGTTCATGGCCACGGCGTCTGCCCAGCGGCGCTGATGCATTCCTGTACCATCAGCAACTTCGAAAAATATTGACCATTCTGGAGAGCAGAAACGAGCGCGGAGCGCTGATTTAACGTTTGGTGTTTTCATTGTCCCGTTCTCCGTGTTTCAAATCGTTGTAACGTTGAAGGAAAAGCACACGTGCCTGGCGGGGATTAAAAGGAGAGATAATGAAGTGCGTCGCTGGTTCAATCCCGTCCAACATCTGCCAGTAAGTGCCATTGTCAAAATCGAGGTCGCGACGTTCGGTCGCAAGCATGACCAGATCCGCATGTTTAACTTGCTGGCTCATCTCTGGAGGAAGGCCATATTTAGCGGCAATGACTTTCTCAACCCGTTTGATGATGTATCGGTAATCGGGTAGTAAGCGCTTAAGCGGCGAATTAATGTCGCTGCAGTATGCCTCGGCGGCATCGTGCAACAGGGCTTCGAGCGCGAACTCTGGTTCTACCAGGTAGCTGACGTGAACTGAGTGCTGCGCCACGCTGTAAAAGTCCTGCACGTGACCGGTGAAGCGGCAGATATTGGAAAGGGCGCAGGCGATATCTTCAATGCAGATACTGTCAACAGAAGGGTTGAGGTAATCAAAGTGCTTGCCGGACTGAGTGGTTATCCATGACATGGTAAAATCTCATAATAAAACCGCCTCAGCTGCAGGCGGTTATGGTGAACGGTAATCAATAATTTGATTGTTTTTCAGCAACGCATTGCTAATAACTTCTAAGCACCGTTGATTGCGGCGCTGTCGAATTTGCTTCACTATTCGCCAGCTGGTGGGCCAGTTTTTCCAGATCGGCAGAGCTGATTTTGTACTGTTCACATAGAGCAATGATGGTGCTAAGCGCGAGCGAACGCATGGCCTCGTTGAGGGCGAATTCAGTGGGGATGGTTGTCACTGTCATAACAGGCACATTCCCGCCACTACACACAGTGTCACAATCAATGGAACCAGCCAGTGACGCTGCTTAGGGTGGAAATCAGAGCCAGTCAGGCGATGTTTGAACTGCTGGCGATCTACAGGGCTCATGAGATACGTCTCCTTGGTTTGCCCTGGCGCGCAGCCGGGACGCGGATTGTTTGCTGGTAAAGGTTGGCGCAGCCTTTGTCGCTGCAAAATGAGAGGGATTCACTCCGGTTCCAAAAGCGGATTATCCTGCGCTTAATGTCCGATGGATGCCGGAATCGGGCACAGTATTCGCACAGCTCTGACTCAATGAATTCGGTAGCAGACTCGAGGAACAGCCATTCAAAATGACGATGGCGTTGGCCGTTCTTATCGATGTAATAAACAAATGTTTGATCTTCGCCCTTGTAATTAGGCTCGATGCTGCAGCCATCGAAAATGACGTTGCGATTACCGATGCGGATCGGCGTACCCTTAGGCAGTTCGCTAATGCGCTGCCGCGTTAGTTTTGGTATGAAATCCATGGATACCTCGGAAGGCTAAAAAGAAGTAAAAAAATGCCCCTGAGGTGGGGACCAAAGACTACACTCCGCGCTTTTACAGGGAGATAATGCAGGTGTTATTCACTGTTTAAGTTGTTGCCAAAGAGAATCGAAAGACGAGTAGCGCGGCCATATCTGTTTTTGATCACTGTATTTTTGTAAATGATGATATCTGCGGATAGACTGGCCTCATCGGATGCTCGACTCAGTGCTCCGAATCCCAAAGGCAATTCAGGATTTTCAATATCTGAGTCATCAATAAACAAAACTCGTACATTTTTAGCTTCTAACATGGGAACCCCTATGGATAAGGAATTTGAAGGTGATGTTTACGTCCTGCTGTATAGCGAAAATCAAGGATTCTTTGCTGTTGAGAGGCTTTCAGATCTGATCAAACGGAATATGGACCTGTTTGTTTCAGGTATCTCTGTTGATTACGCCGTTATAGGGATGGGTGAAACCCGCGATGACATTGAGATAATTAAGCAGCGGTTAATAGGCATTCGTGAGCGTTATCAGGATAAAAATTCGTCCTGAAAAGGGCGTTGTGGTGCCAGGTGCTGATCTTCTGGTTGTCTCGATGGACTGCAATTCACCACAACGAAAAGAGCACTACCGCATTTCTGCCGCCCTATCCTGGCGTTTGGTACTGCAACGGCTGCGAAATTGTTTTTTGCATGCCAGCGCTCTTTTCGTTGTGTGCTGGCCCCATCCTCCAGCTTCAAGCCCGCGTTTACTTTTAAGTCCAACTAAACTGCTGCGGTATTCCGGACTTTGCCCTGGTGAGGCGTTAACCTTTCTTGGCTGACGCTAAAGCTTCGCAAAACTCGGCAAAGCTCAGCACTTCTTCGCCTTCTTTCAGACTTTCAAAATATTCTTCGTAGGCTTTATCCATCTTTAATTTCCCCGTGCGATAAGTTGGCCAGTTCGTTTTGATGCTGCGCCTGCTATCCCACGCAGCTCAAAAGAAACTACCGCCACACTTTCGCAGTGGCCGCGCTCATGCCCTTGAGTTCTTAACTCCGGTTCATCTCAGTTCCCCGTTGGCCCTAACCAGTGCGTAATTGGCAGTTACGCTGCGAAACCGGCGCTTCTTTTCTTATTTACCCTCACCAGATGCAAAGCTGGCTCTCAACGCGGAGACTCGGGGCAGCATCATTACAGCTGCATTGCCATACGGCTACGGTCTTACCGCTTTACTACTTCATCTGTTTATCTCCTTTCGGTTATTAAAAAGCGCTTTTGTAACAGTTGTACCCTCTGCTTTGCTCACTGTGCTGGCGTATGTTTTGCCTCGCCTGTAGCACCTTCCATGATGTCGCAGGGAGTGAGCGAGCTGCGTACTGTCTGCCTTGATACAGAAGCGCTTGCCAAATTTTTAAAGAGCGATAAATTTGTGGTGCAGGATGAATATATTGCGTAATGCGCATATGCGTCAAGCGCATATTTTGTGATTTGGATGTAGAAGTGCAGATAAAAAGTTTTAACTTTTTGTTTTTGAATGGATTAAAAACGCGTTTTTTTGCGAGGTATACAAAAAAACCCGCAAAGCGGGTTTCAAGATTGGTTCATGGAGGGGTTAGCCGTGTCGCCTGAATTGCTGTGTCTGACTTAACATCACTCTACCAGACACATGTAGCAGCTCAGATTCTTCAGGGGTTATAGTCCATTCTCGATATTTGGAATTATCAGAGATCACTATCAAGTCGTTTTTAACTTTTTGCAATCGCTTAACAAATGTATCGCCATTAAAATCAAAAACATAAATCCCATCGCCATCAAAATAGGTGACTCGCTGATCTACAAAAATTAAGTCTCCCGGCTCAATAGTGCCTTGCATACTATCTCCACGGACGTTGATCAGTTTCACTTTTTCTTGAGGAATAGAACCAAAAATTAGTTTGGCTTGCTCAGGTTCATATTCTATCGAACGTATAACTTCAACCAAATCACGAGATGGTGAGCCATTGCCTGCGCTTGCAGAAACTTCAAGTACATCAACCCTGTACACATCATTCCTCCTCGCCTGAATCAGCGAATCAACACTGTATGAAAGTACAGTATCATTAACATCATCAGTTGAGAATAGCTCCGAGGCTGGTACATGAAGCGCAGCGGCAATTTTTATGATCTGGGCATGACTGTACCCCTGTTTACCACGCTCTAATCGTGACAGGTTCCCTACATCGCTCTCCGCAAGCAATGCCAATTCATTCAATGTCATTTTTTTCGCCTTGCGGATTTGGCGAATTTTTTCTCCAACATTCATATGCGTATTTGAAATCATTTATGCGTCACTCGCAAAGCGTGTTGCGCAAATTATGCGAATACAATAATATGCGTACAGCGCATTAAATGAGGGCGTCACATGCAAAATATGCAAACACCACTACGAAAAATGCGTGAGGAGAATGGATTAACGATCAGTGAGGTAGCCTTAGCCGTAAAAATCGATGTTGGAAACTTGAGCCGCATTGAAAGGGGCATCCAAGTAACGTCGATCGAGACTGCAGAAAGAATCTCAAGATTTTTCAAAGGTAAAATCAGCGAGATGCAAATTCTTTATCCGCAGAGATACGTCTAAGGACACTCGTCTTTCAGTTAAACATCCTATTCACGCTTTACTTCCAGCTGAAAAGCTGGAGTCAAGTCAATCAGATATCAGGCATTCATGGAGAAAAATTAGATGGATTCAATTGCAATTTCGAGCAATTCGGTACGAGTTAACTGCAAGCCGGAAACACTGGAGAGTTTTTTCCACCGACAGGCTATGACTCAGGGTAATAAGGCTTTGGCTATCGATATGGGTATTCATCCATCTGGCCTAAGCCGTAACAGGATGAGCATTTGCAAATTGGCTTGTCGGATGATCCACCAACTGGGGTTGCCAGAGGGATGCATCTCGGCGCCGGGCTGTGAACAGAACGTAGTGCTAACCGGTGAAACAGCTAAAGCGCTTCTATCAATGCTTGAACACATTCGTTTAAGTGACGGGGGCGCTGGTGGATGAAAGGTTTGTTGAAACCAACAAGCGCTTTAAGGACAAGCGCGGCGTTGTCGTGCGCATCATCAGTTACGACAGGCAGGAACGTAGGGTTAGCTTCATGCGGCCCGACTACGAACATTTGTGCTGTGTGCCGAAATGGTACTTCGAGAAGTATTTCATCGAGGTGGGAAAGAGCGACTGAACAGCGGGAACTGTCCAGTCTTGTACAGCGTTGCTTTTGGGAAGCGAGGTCAATTATGCAACAGAGACGACGTAAACCGCAACAGGAAACCATTGTACATAAAGACATGGCGCGCGATGAACTTGCACGCCAGTTTTCACCGGATGCCGGCCGGCTACTTCGCCAGGCTCTTGAGCAGGCAAAGCGAGAGAGGTCCGGTCATGAGTAATACAGCAGAAATTATCCAATTCAGCGCCCGAAGAGAGCGTGAGGAGCAGCGCGTGGCCGATACCGATGATGGCTTCATGCGTGTCGCTAATGAGCTAACCGATCAGCTTCTTATAGCTGATTTAACGGCTCGTCAGTTAAAAATCATGCTGGCTGTGATGCGTAAAACCTATGGGTTCAACAAGTCCATGGACAGGATCACCAACACTCAAATCGCCGCTATGACCGGCATCCACCACACACATGTCTGCTCGTCTAAGCGACAGCTTATAGATCGTGGTTTTTTAGTGGAAGGTGGTTCTAAGGTGGGCATCAATAAGCATATCTCAGAGTGGGATATGAAAAAGATTAGCCAAAACAGCGAATCTTTAGCTGATTCGGCTAATGCTAGCCATATTGGCGAATGTTTAACTGATTCAGCTAAAAAAAGTTTAGCCAACCCAGCTAATACCCATTCGCCAAATCAGCTAAACACAAAAGACAATATTCAAAAGACAATAAAGACAACTGATACATCTGCTGGCGCAGACGATGTGTCGCAATCACCAGGAGATGATCAGGCATTACAGGAAGCAGTTCAGGTACCTGAGGAACCCAAAAAGCCGGCCTTTTCCTGTGAAGAGGTTTTAGCGGTTTACCACGAAGTTCTGCCTGAGGCTAAAGCCGTTCGCCTGCTTAGCGACAAACGACGCAACCAGATCCGCACGTTCTGGAAGAAGGCGACCAAAATGACCCGCCAGCTGGACGGCGTACCCTTCACACTAGAATCATGGCGTCAGTACCTGACTTACATCGCTGAAAACTGCCGGTGGATGCTGGAAGACCGTCAGGATCAGCGTTCCGGGCGCGTCTGGCATCGCAAAGGGCTGGAATATTTTCTCAACGATGAGACCTATCTGCTGGTGAGAGAGGGGGCGAAGGATGATCGCTGATCCAAAAGTTATGCCTCAAAACATCGAAGCTGAGAAATGCGTTATTGGCAGCGTCATGCACGGTACCGGAAATGAGCGTGTTGAAAACGTCCTGGCCAGACTCAAACCGGAATCATTTTATCTTCCACAGCACAGGCTGATTTATGCAGAAATGCAGGCTCTGAATAAAAACCAGATGCCGGTTGACCTGCTGACGCTGGCCACTGCTTTGGACAACAAGGGCGTGACTGACAGCGTCGGTGGGTTTGCCTATCTGGCCGAACTGTCCCGGTTTGTTCCCAGCGCGGCAAACATTACTGCCTATGCAGACGAAGTTCGTGATAAAGCCATGTTGCGTTATGGCATAGAAAAAACCACTGAAATGATGGCTTATTTCTATGAGGCGAATGGTCTGTCAGCTGCCGAACGCTATGAGGCGGCTCAGCGGGTATTTACGGACCTGGCCGATCACGCACGCACGGGCAAGCGCACGGGTTATCGCCCTTTCATGGACTGGCTGGGCGACTGGTCAAAGGAAGTCGATCAGCGATTCAACGATCCGGAATCTGTCCGGGGCCTGACAACCGGCATACCAAGCCTTGATGCGCTGATGGAGCCAAAACTCATTGTCCGGGGCTCACTTTTCGTTATCGGTGCGCGCCCGAAAATGGGTAAAACCACCATTTTGCAGCAGATGGCAATTAACTGTGCGCTGGTGGAAAAGAAAACCACGCTGCTTTTCAGCCTTGAAATGCCGGGGATCCAGATGGTTGAGCGTACGATAAGCCAGCTGGCGCGAGTGAATTCCGAAACGTTCTATCCCGATAAATTTGATGACATGCAGTTTTCTATGGCCAGTGCAAAAGCGATGGAACTGGCTGAAAGCGGGAATATTTTCATGGATGACACACCCGGGATAACCCTGTCCTACATTCAGGCCGAGTGCCGCCGTCTCAAGCGTGAAAAGGGCTCTCTCAGCATGGTGCTGGTGGATTACCTTACCCTGATGAAGCCTGAAAAATCTGAGCGAACAAGTCTGGGCTTTGGTCTGATAACCCAGGGTCTGAAGAACCTTGCTAAAGAGCTGGGATGCGCTGTCGTACTCCTCACACAGCTTAACCGTGGTGTGGAAGGCCGTTCGGTCAAACGTCCTCGCCCGAGCGACAGTCGAGAAACAGGCTCGATTGAGCAGGATTGCGATTACTGGGTGGGGATCCATGCTGACGAGGATGAAAACGGCATTCCCGATCTGTCTCTTACTGAATACATCCTGAGTCTCAACCGCCATGGCCGCACAGGCATCTGCTACGCAGAGCAGCGTAACGGTGTGCTTTACGAACTTGACCAGTACCACGCTGCAGAGATGGCCCGCACACGCACAGATAACAAAAACCACAAATCAAACAAAAGAGGTGGATTCTGATGTTACAGATCTACGAGATAACCCCGCTGGGTAAACCCCGACAGACACAGCGTGACCGCTGGGCCAGGCGTCCGGCGGTAGTGCGTTACCGGGCATTTTGCGATGAGGTACGCCTGCATGGCATCACGCTGCCTGACAGTGGCTGTCACATCACGTTTGTGTTGCCTATGCCTGACAGTTGGAGCAAAAAAAAGCGTACGCAGTTCACCGGTAAGCCCCACCAGCAGCGGCCCGATGTCGATAATCTGCACAAGGCTTTGATGGATGCCGTGTTTGAAGAAGACAGCGCCGTATGGGATGCACGTATTACAAAAATCTGGGGAGAGAAAGGGCAGATAAGGATCGAGAGCATTGCCTGAAACAACATACGCAGCAAAATTCAGTAAGGAGAATCACCTTGAACCTCGAAAGCACGATAAAGTTTTTCGCACCAAAATCACCTATGTTCAGCGATTCTCCTCGGGCAACAGCCAGTGACAGCCTGGATATTTCGGATGTGATGGCATCCTTCGGGCTGACTGGCGCGCAGGCTCGTTTCGGATTTGAGTTATTCCTTTCAAAGCACGGCATCACGTCCAGTGATCGCGCCGTTGAGATGTTAACTGAATTCGGTCTGAGTAAGGCGGGGCTTTTCCGGGCAGTCGCCGAACTCGATGAGAATATTAAACCCGAATTTGTGCAATTGCTCGCAACGTTCGCCTACATGGATTACTCGCGCAGTGCGGCAAGTAAACGCCCCTGTACATGTTGCGGTGGTACCGGGTTTATTGATACTGAGGTAGTCCGCACAAAGTCACACATGCCGTTCCCTGCGCGCGACTTTGTCAAAGCCTCTGTCCGTATGGGCGTTGAAGGCTTTACACCGTCCAGTTATGAAAAAGTCAGAGAGGTAAGAGAGATTCAGAGTGTCCGTTGCGGCACCTGTGAAGGGAAGGGCGTGATCAGCAATGCGTGTCGTTGTCATGGTAAGGGCAAAGTGCTGGACCTTGAGCAGAGCGAGATTCAGGGCGTACCTGTCATGAAAACCTGCACTAAATGTACCGGCCGCGGCTATGCGCGACTGCCTGCTGAAACTGTGCGGCGAGCTGTTGGCTATGCCGTTATGACAGTAAGCCAGCCAACATGGTCACGAAATTTTAAACCGTTCTATGAAGCGCTAATTACTCAGTGTCATAAGGAAGAGTCCATAGCGGGGGAGATGCTGCAGCGTGTCACCGGAAACGGCGAAATCAGGCGTATTAAGCAATAAGATTTATCTCATGTATTGACGGCGTGAATAAAATGGACCATTATCACGCCAATGATGGGATTTCTGCGTGCTGTTCATCAGTTAGAAATCCCGATAATCGGTCTTAATGACATCCAAAGCGCCCTGCGGTCTTAAAACTGCCAGGGCGTTTTTTATTTCTGGTATCTATCTCTTGATGGTCTTTGCATACAGAGTTATCTGTATGTCACTTACGGTTTTTAAAGTGAAAAAAGACATGTTTAATCATGAAGATATGACTGATTCGGCACAGGCTATTTTACATTTCCTTCCCGTTAAATGGACTTCCCCGGATAAGGTTTCAGAGATGACAGGAATCACACCGCCAAAATGCCAGCTTATTTTGACTCAGCTGGCTATGGCAGGTCTGGTGGAAGATTTATCGGGGTGCGGAGAGAATTTCAGGCGCTGCGGATAACCCGCAGCATTCACGCTGTGAAAATGGGCGGCTGGCAGGGTGTTGGAGCACCTTACCAGCCATTCGCTCATGGGTAAGATCATAAGCAAACCGAGGCCCACTGCTTTAGCGCAAAAGCACAGTGAGCCTATCAGAGTAAAGCTTAGGGATCTATGGAAAATACTGTATATTTAAACAGTTTTAATCTGGTCAATGCTGATTCACTGCAATTCATCAAAACCCTTCCAGACAGTTCTGTTGACCTTATCGCCACTGACCCTCCTTATTACCGTGTTAAAGCGTGTAAATGGGATAATCAGTGGAAGAGTGAAGAACATTACCTTTCGTGGTTGGATGAGCTTCTTTCAGAGTTCTGGCGGGTACTTAAACCGTCAGGCAGTCTTTATATGTTTTGTGGTTCCCGCCTGGCAGCTGACACCGAATTACTGGTTCGCAACCGGTTCGATGTATTGAGTCATATTGTGTGGGCCAAACCGCACGGCCCATGGATGAGGCAAAACAAAGAAAGTCTGCGGGCTTTCTTCCCTGCGACGGAACGAATTATTTTTGCTGCGCATTATGCCGGGCCTTATAAACCGCAGAGTAATGAATGGTCAGAAACCAGGAACCAGTTAAAGCAGAATGTATTCAGCCCTTTGATAAGTTATTTCCGGGGCGCAAGAGAGTCTCTTGGCGTTTCCTCTAAAGCCATTAACGAGGCAACAGGGACCAGCATGGCCAGCCACTGGTTTAGTGGAAGCCAGTGGCAGCTACCCGGTGAAAAACATTACAAACAGCTGCAGTGTCTGTTTGAGAAAATCGCCGCCGAAAAGCAGCAGGTAAGTTTACTGGAAAGGGGGCATGGTTCGCTGGTGGATAACTGGCAGATCCTCGACAGAAATTACAGGGAATTGCTGAAGGAACATGACTACCTCAGGCGCCCTTTTTCAGTCACAGCGAAAGTGCCTTACACTGACGTCTGGACGTATGCGCCCGTTGCCTTTTATCCCGGAAAACATCCCTGTGAAAAACCGGCAGAGATGATGGAACACATCATCAAAACCAGTAGCCGTCCTGGCGATCTGGTCGCTGATTTTTTTATGGGTTCTGGCGCGACTATCAAAGCAGCGATAAAGCATGGAAGAAGGGCGCTCGGGGTTGAACTGGAGCGTGAGCGGTTTGAGCAGACGTTGGCTGAAATCAATAGGTAAAAATTAGCACTGGGCAGACATGCCACGCTGTTAATCACAGTAGTACCAGATAAAAAAATCCCCGCCAGCTACAGGCACGCGACTGGCGGGAAATGGACTATCACTTAGGGGTTATTATATTTTTCATAGAGTTATCACAACTACGCACTGGAATCGTAGATTAACTCAGTAGGTTTTAATCAGGTAAGTAGATTAATTTTTTGCGTGATAATCACTCATTTGACATTTTCATTACAGCCTGATTCTTGTTTATGCTGGTACTAATGCGGTGAATCCCCTAAGCGGTGGAGCTTAATCAGTAATAGAGACTGCAAAGCGGCTTTCGGTACTGATTCTAAGAGTCATCGGGAGGCACCCGGCGCCGCAGAATTTTCGCCGGAATTCATATCCCTTTGATGCTGGTTACTGGTGGGTCTTTTTTATTGTTTGGTTAATACATGCGTGTTAAGAATTTATCCAAAAAAAAGCCGTTGACTAAAGGCCAACGGCGGAAAAAGATTGCAAAGGTAAGTACGCGCCAATCTCTCAAATTTGGCAGGCACACTCTAATTTTTTTTGAATAATTCCATCAGCCGATAAGCAGCAACTTTGGCGTCTAATTGCAGGATTAATAGGTTCAAATAAGAAAAGCTTAACTGTATCGTAGATGCTAATGCGGTGAATCCCCCTAAGCGGCGGGGCAAAACCAGTAAATACTAAATGCTGCGGGTCAGGTTCTGGTTTTTCTGACTCACCGGGAGGCACCCGGCATCGCATACCTGTTACCACCGCTGTCGCAGCACTCTAAAACCAGCTTTGGTAGCCAATTAAATCAGCTGTACTTAAGTTTAGTTTTGGTAGTACTAAAGGATAGTTGTTGTTATGGCGGAAAATATACAAAATTGCTTATGAATTTCAAAAAAAATCCCTCAAGTCATCTAAGGTCTCGGCAACCAGGTAGGGATGACAAGAGGGAAGCCAAAACGGCCAACTCCAGGGAAAATCCTTAATAATCATAACACAGATTTATAAATATTTTGATTGATTAGAGTCAATAACTGAAGCCTGCTTATGCAGGTTTTTTTATGATTTTGAATTTTGGCTATTAATTCCATAATGGTTTTTTATGCTTACCCTTTGTCAGTGCAGGGTTTATATTTTGTGATTCAGGCGCTGGACGTTCCCATTTAGAGCAAAATATCGTAATGGATTCTTGGCAGAACTAGTGGTTATCAGATTTGTCTTATACCTTCCTTCGTTACAGAAAGGGAAGGGTTTTGAAAATATCGAAAAGAGTGACATGGCTGTTGATGTTATTGTTTTGCGTGGTTGTATGGGGCTTGATAGTCACTGCGGTTGCTTTCGCTGGAGAGGACAGAAAGTTCACTCCTAAGACTCAGCCCGGCCAGTCAAATTCTCAGGTTGATGAGGAAAAAATCAGGAAGCTAGACCTCAATGCACAGCAAAAAAAATTCATTGAGTCGTTAATTGAATCACCGTCAGAAAAATTAAGCGGTAACTAAAGAGTCAACGAATTTTTTAAAAATAGCCCAAAGGCCGCTTTCGAGCGGCCTTTTTTCTTTGGTGCAAGAAACGTTACATGCCCCGTGGTTTTGCAGAAACAGTTTTGCTTTGCGCATAAAAAAAGCCGCGCTTACTTGGGGGGGCGCGGCAAAAGTAGGACCAATGTAGTCGGAACTTAGGTCAGGGCCTGAAATGACCCTGAGCAGTTTATACTCTTAATCCCTCTGTGATTTTTGATAATTAATGTCTTCAAAGATGCTGCGGCCCCTGAGATTTCCACCTTCAGCAGGGGGGTAATAAGCATCAGATACTTTCAATTCCCTCGTGTTGAGTGTGTTGCACACTTCTTTTACTCACAGCTTCCGTAACCAACGGAGGTCTAATCATGGTTAAAAATATGCCCGACAAAATCTCGACAGCAACAAACTACAGCGTGTCGGGCGGCCTTATGTATGGCGGCCTGACCGGGTGGTTTGGATGGCTGCACGGACTCGACTGGAATCAGATAGCGTTAATCGGTGGTTTCATCATCGCAATGCTCACATTCATTACGAATATCTACTTTAAGCGGCGCCAGACCAAAGCGTATGAGAAAGCGCTTGATCGTGGGTATGTGACTCCACCACCACAGGATGACTGAACATGGCAACAGTAAAGAAAGTCGGTGGCACGGCCGGCGCAGTTTGTTCAGTAATGGCAATCATTGCAATAGTGCTGTCACAGGGTCAGGTTCATACTAATCAGAAAGGGCTGGAGCTGATTGGAAATGCCGAATCATGCCGCCGTGACCCTTATATTTGTCCTGCCGGCGTTCTGACGAACGGCATTGGTAACACCCACAACGTTAGAGCCGGCGTCCATCTGACAGACGAGCAGATAGCAAATTCCTGGGAAAAGAATATTCTCGATGCAGAGTCGTGCGTTAACCGTTACGGCAATGGGCGAAATCTCTCCGAAAATGTTTTCAGCGCTGCTGTGTCTGTTACCTTTCGTGCGGGGTGTGGCAACCTCAGAAATTCACAGATGTTCAGCCTGTTTCGCAGTGGAAATTTCATTGCTGCGTGCGAACAGTTCCCCAGGTGGGTATGGGGTGGTGGCAAGATTTTGCCAGGTTTAGTGATTCGCGCTGATAAAGAAAAAGCGCTCTGCAGGAATGGCCTGAAATGATCTGGCTTATATCAAACTGGCGCATTTTACTTGCTTTACTGTTGGTAGTGCTGATATCAGGCCTTTTGCTGACGTCCGCGCATTACCGGGATTCAACCCTGATTATGGAGCAAGAGCGTGATGCAGCACTTGAACAGAAAAAATCTTCAGAAGCTGTCACCGACAATGTTATTGCTGCCGTTCGATTGTTTAATGATATTTCAGCAGCTACAAGAGGTCGAAAAGAACAGGCCAGAGATGAAAGTGATCAACGTATCATTATCATACGAAAAGCTGCGGCCTCTGACAGGTGTGCTGCTTTGCCTGTGCCTGATATTGCTGCTGACAGGCTGCGTTCGCACAGAGCCGAGATACGTTCAGGTGCCCACGGTGGCAATACCCTCAGAACTGACCGCTGACTGCCCGGTACCACTTGTGCCAAATCCCCTGACCTGGGGAGGAAGTCTGGAGCTGAACGAGCGCCTGCTGACGGCTATTGAAAACTGCAACAGTGATAAAGCGGCAATTCGGGAAATAGAAGCCAGCAGGCAGGGGAGAACACAGTTTAGTCAGGTGTTGGAACAGAAGATGAAGAAGGCTTCAATTTAACTATAAAATTCTTATTTTTTAATATCTTAGCGCCTTTCTCGCACCAGAATTCGGTAAAGCGAAAAAACTCATCGGTCGTTAACTCAAAGCATAACTCAACATTCTTAGCCAGCCCTTTGGAGAGCAGTTCATTTGCCTGTTCCAGGGAGTAGGCTTTTTTAATTTTCATAGAAAAATTCCAGTGAGTTTGAGAATTACCTTTAGTACCCCGCCGAGAATTTAACACAGGATGATGACATGTATACGACGACTTTGATTATTGCCTGGGCATTAGTCACGCTTGCTATTGGTTTTTCTGTTGGCTGGCTGGTGGGCCTGTTCCGCTGGAAGAACAGCCCGCAGAAGGCAGAAACCGAATCATCTGCAATTCGCAATCTCTGGGAAGCAACTGAGCTTCGCTTTCAGGCTCAGATTAACGAGCTCAAGAGCAAACTGGATGAGCAGGCCGTGTCTCAGCCACAGGGGGCGCAGAGTGAAGCGCCAAAAAAGATTTAACCGACGCCTGGAATAATGACCGGGCTTTACCCATAAAAGAGGAAATAACAATGTCCGAACCACTAAATGACCTTGCATCAGATTCAACCTTGACCGAGAACACATCTTCTTCGGTTGTGCCAGTAACAACTTCTGACCCAGTTCCATCTGTCGAAGCCAAAGACGGAGTGCACGACTTTGAAGCGGCATTACACTTCGTGCGTGATGGCGTGAAAAAAATGGGCGACGCAGCAGAAGATGAGCTGATTGCATTGGCGAAAAAATATCTTTAATTAATTAATGGATTTAGATAATTCCAAGTTGCTAACATGGAAGCCCATGCTGATAAGTGAGGCTTTCATGTTAACATCAACGACAATTTTCACTGCGCTTGTCGCACTTGCGGGTGCGTTTGGAGGAGCCTATCTGAACAATCGCTTCACTGATCACAGGTGGCAAAAGCAAATTTCGCATGAGAGAGAAAAAGAAGAACGAATTTTACTAAGGTCTAAGGGCGAGGAAACTTTTAAGCTGTTAAAAAAATGGGAAAAGGAGTTGTTTATTTTCCATTCTTCACGGATTGCTTTTTTGCAAAAAAATATTCAAAAAAATGAAATGGAAAAAAATATTGATGGAGCAGTGAATATTTCAACGCATGGTGAGTTAAGTGTTTTAATCGATCTTTATTTTAGTGAGTTAAGCAAGGATTTAGAAGCTATTCATAAACAGGTCTCCAAAGTAAACCAGATTTACTTCAAGGGAGAAAACCAGATTTGGGCTTATGCAGCATCCCAAGAAATGGCTAACGAATGCATAGTTTATGAAAGACTTTTAGAGCATTTCTCAAGGAAATTGAAAAGCAAAATTAAATCAATCTGATAATCCCTAATTTATTACTAATGCATGAATTTTATTGAAATAAAGCTCTATGCGCTAGTCGAGCATGATTTTCATCATATCGTGCAGAAAAATATACGAATTTGCCGGATCTGATTTTAATCGTTGCAGACAGTACAAGCTTTGAATGCGAGTGCATGGTGTTGAAGCAGCATACGACAATGTGTTGGCTTTTGCTAAAGCTGGTGTAAACATAATAAGGCGCATTTACGAGTGCGCCTGATGATGTTTAAAGAGAAGCTAAAGATTTTGTAAAATTGATTTTATGTAACGATAATTCGGTTTCAAGTGAGTGGCGTGTGTTGAATTTTTTTATTTCAAAGGGGCCGTACCTTTCTCCGGAATTTTCGTAATCATAATAAATTGCAAAAGATATAACGTTTTGATGGTCAGATTTAACTTTGTCGACAAAACACTGGAAAGGTAAAAAGTAAATCTGTGTAATGTTTTTTGCTTCATCCCAACTTAGATATTCCATACAATTCTCCAGTTGACGGAAAAATACTATCCATCATCTCCTTGATGCCAAAAAATATCTGTGACATGGCTAGCACTCTGCTGGTGCTGTGCAAGATTTTCCTTTTGGCAAAAAAAATTAAAGATGCTTTACTTAGAAGACATTTTAAGAGGAGATTTTCCATGGATTATTCCCAACTTGCTGAATATCTTGACCTTACTGATGAAGAGTTAGAAGAGATTGGATTAGATGAAGATGACATTTTTCCTGACACCGGCAATTCAGGCGATATGATTTATTCATACTATTTCAACGTTCCTGAACAGACGCCGCAGCACATCCTTGAAAAAAAGGGCTGGGTGATAGGAGAGCGAGTTGAAATAGATAGAAATTTCTTTGATGACGATGATTCAGAAGAAGATTGATTCTTAACCGCCTTCGGGCGGTTTTTTATTGTTGCACTAACTCTTTCGTAATATTTGCCAGAGGTTGATATGAATGGCCGACCAATGCCGCCGTGTCACTTATTGGATGAGTTTAAGCCCCACATATCTCTCAGCCCAGCAGAGGAAATAGGCTATTGGATTCAGGATCAGATAATCAGCAGTGATGGCCGGTTGCATAATCCCGATCATGCGCATCTGGTTGAGGCTGATATAGCGTTTCTGTGGGCCGCTACAGCCTTCACGAAAAAAGGGCGTACCGTTCTGGGGCAGGCTGAAGAAGTAATGATACGTGCGGGCGGCTGGCAAAAAGCCCGCATGGAACAGCAGTTGTATGAATGGTTTGGCCGCAAGCCTGATTTCATTATTACCCTGGCGCTGATTTCTGCATGTACTGTCGGGATCTGGAGTTCTGCGCGTTGGTTGAGCATGGGCTTTATCACATTGCGCAAAAAACAGACGAATTTGGCGCACCTGAGTTTACGCGTGACGGACAGCCCAAGCTTTGCATGCGTGGGCATGACGTCGAACAAGCATTTGGCAGTGATTGGCGCTGACTAGAAAGCTGCCTTTAGCATGAAAAGGGGGATTTGATATTGCGAATAGGTGTAACGACTTATAAATGTAGGTTGTAGACCATTTCCGAAGGACAAAAACTCGTTTCCTGTTGTGACATCGACCAGTAAATGCTAATGAATTATATGTTTTAGGCTAATCAGTCACAATGTTTCTGAGATCTTTAATTGGCTGGATCCTCAGTAAATGTAAGATTTTTTTAACAGTTAAATGACTTAATTCGTGCAAAATAGTTAAAATTTGTATCACTGATGCCGATAATATGATTATATTTAGATAAATCATTACGTTATGGATGCCAAGATGTCACTTTTAACAGCCCCGGTCAATGTCTGTATATACAGAGATGGATTTAGGGGGCTAACTATGAAGTTTTTCGAAAGGATTGATGCGCTTTACCTAAGTGGTGTTAAAAGCATCAATTTAGATCTCTCTAATGTCCAGAACGTTAGTGCAGCCGCATCAGTCATTTTTTTCGCTAAAGTCAACAGAATACAGTTGAGAAGTAAAAACCCGAACTTTTTTAAGTTTAAATGGCCAAACAGAAAAAAAAATCTTGATGGCTACAATTCTGTGATTAGGACGGGGCTCAGCAAGGCGCTTCTTGCGGGGGATTTAGGCTTACTAGATGAGTTAGACGAGTATTACCAGTCTTCTGTTGAACCCTATAAACAAGTCATCAACACTGTGGCTTCCCTTTATGAGCAAGCTCCTTTGACAGATGAGCAACTCGATCTGCTCATCTCTGCTGTTAGTGAGGCAACCTTAAATGTTTCGCATCACGCTTATGAGGAAAAAGCCTACGAAACGCAAGTCTTTGAGATGGGCGGGAAGAGATGGTGGCAGTGCTCATGGTATGATGCTGAAGATAACGTGTTAGTTTTTATCATATACGATGTGGGGGTAGGCTTGGGGCGTTCTTTTCAACGAGGAGATGTGGCTTTTAGCCAGATGAATGAACTAAATTGTGTACTAACTGCTCTAACTGTAGGACAGTCGCGATTCCGTAATGTTGGACGCGGAAATGGTTCCGAAGATATCAAGAGGCCTATCGGTTCAGGTTGCGCTGATTCTGAATCTTTGCTGATTCTCACTGGGAATGCTAAATACAGTTATACTTCCGTTAAGCAAATCGTAGAATGTGAACCAGTAAATGAGTTTTTTCAAGGTACTTTAATCGAGTGGAGTCTTGTACCGAGGAGTGCTTAAAATGATTGAAATAAACATTGCGAGAGATTTTTCTAAAACGCCATTTGGCAGGTTTGTTACTGACAGTCCCTATAGTGCTGAGAGGTTTAGGAAAGAATTTCTTGTTCCAGCATTCAAAAGTGCTAATGATACAGTTTCGGTAGACTTTACTGGTATAGCATTGGGCATTGGCTCGTCTTTTCTGGAGGAAGCTTTTGGTGGGCTTGTAAGAAGAGAAGGCATTGAAAAGACCAGCTTAAAGAAAAGGCTAGTCATTAAGAGCAAGATGCCATTCCATCGTGTTCAAATCGAAAAATATATTGAACAGGCCCAGCCGGAGAGATCTTGATTTAAAATGTCAGAATATACCTGGGTCTTGAGTTCTATAAGTATTTTATTGGTTTTTGTCAGCTGGGGGGTGGTTTATTTTAATGCAAGAAGAATTGCTACTCGAGCCGAAACTAAGTCTTTGATTGACAATTTGATTAAAACTATAGATGGGATTTCTGATGTTTCTGTAGATTTTTGGCTCTCAATGCCCAACGATGAAGACAAAGAGTATTATAAAATACATAAATATTCTTTATTGATTTCATCGAAAATGGCCCAGGCGTCATGTTTTTTTCAGTTCATCAAAGCTAGAGGTGTACTTGTCTCTGACGAGTTGTTAGCAGAGATGAATGATAAAGCTACGCTTGACTGTGAAAATGTCTTTTTGCTTAGCGAACAAGATTCAGCTGTAAAAGCTCAAGGCGTAAAAGAAAAATGTACATCCGCAATTGAGCATCTTTTTGAGGAATTCGAGAGGACTCACCCTCCATCATCTCATAAAACCTTAGTAGGGCTCGTTAGTGACTTGTATAGAAGTTTAGAAATGTGGTCAACCTCTTTAGGCCCATCCAGAAACTAACCGCCTCAAGGCGGTTTTTTCCGTTTATGTAATCGAAAATGAGCTTAATAAAAGGAAATCACCAATGTGAAAGGGTTAAAATACCTTATTGAAAAACTCCACGCTTTGCGCAAACAAACGCCTTTTGCCATATCGCAGGCCCTTACCGAGGTTGTCCTTGAGATTGCAGCGGCAGAAAAAAAAGCGCTAACTCGTCGCCTTGATTCACCCACGCCGTTTACAGTGAACGCAGTCGGCTCAACGGGTGCTCGTAAGAACAACCTTCAGGCTAAAGTCTTCGTCAGAGACATAGCAGCCAGTTACCTCGAACCGTTCGAGTTCGGCGGACAGCATAAGCTCAACAGTAGTGCTCTGCTTAATCCAAAAAACATCAAGCTTAACAAATATGGCAACCTTCCTCGCAATAAACTGAACCAGTTAAAGGCAAAAGATAACGTCTTCATCGGCGAAGTGGGAAGACGCAATGGTATTTTCCAGCGCGTTAAGTCCATGAAAGGTAAAAGGGCTAAAAAGCGCCTTAAGCGTTCTGTTAACGGCACACGCAGGGAGCGCGAGAAGTCTCCCTCACCAAAGCTACTTATTCAGTTCGGTAATGCGCTGCCTGTTAAACCAGTATTGGGTTACATGGACAGGGCCGAGAAAATGGCTGCTGCTCTGATGCCTGATTCCCTCAGCAGGGCAATATCAGAAGCTATCAGAACAGCAAAGTGACTCTGCAGGGATTATTAAAATTAGAATTTAATCTCACAAGCTTTAATGAAGCTTGTCGCAGCAGCTGTTGAACCGGAAGTATTGCCTGAGAAAGAACTCTGGTTTCCACCGTCTTTTGTCTGGATGCCGACTAATACTTTAGACTTGGCCTCTTGTAACTGCTTCAGTAGTGGTTTGATTTTCTCAGCATCATCGGAAGATACCTGAACGCTTTTAGCATTTCTTCTGGAAAGCGAAGCATCAAGTTTGGTTGTATCTTTTCCATCAACCTTCAGAACCAGGTCCATGGGAATATGTCCTACTTCTTTCGTTGACCCGTCTTCTTCGACATAAGCAGCTGAAAGTTTGTCTTTAGTACAGTCGAAGATTATTGCTCCAGTCGATGATGTAAGATCGCCCATCATCACAGCCTTTTTACCGCCAGAGAACAGATCATCTTCAACATTGGTAAACCACTGTGCATGAGCGAAGGGAGAAACCAGAGATGATAAGACTACGATTTTTATCAATTTATTTTTTAACATTACAGCCTCCTTGTGTGAATGATCACATCATAAATGCGGATGAATAGTTGAGCTACATAAATGGGTCCTTCCTAGGATCTTTTTATTTCACGGGCATTGCGCGCCGCGTTCTCCGGCTAGCTTCGAACTTTTGAAATTTGGGTAACAGGTAACAGCCAGGGTAACACATGAATCAGTCCGATTTTGCAAAGCTACACGGAGTCAGCCGGAAGACGGTGACCACGTGGAAGGCCCGTGGCTGGCTGGTTCTGGACGGTGAAGAGATAAATGTTGATGCCTCAAATGCCCTGATCGAGCGCTTCCGTAAAACTGTTACCCGACCCGAAAAAAAAGCACCAGGTAACAAACAGGGTAACAAGTCAGGTAACAGACAGGGTAACAACGGGAAGGGTAACAAATCCGCTCAGACCCGTGACGAGGATCGCGCCGAATCGGCTTCGAAAGTCGTCGAGCGTATCATCAGCGAAAACGGTCTGGAAATGACGCTGGATGAAGCGCGCCAGATGAAGGAAAACTATCTGGCCCTGCTGACCCAGCTGGAGTACGACATCAAGTCCGGCCAGGTTCTCCCCTATAAAGACATGATCGCCGCTGTCGGTCAGGAATATTCACGCATGCGAACACGCCTTATTGCCATTGCACCTGAACACGGTCCTCGCCTGCGGGTGCTGGCCTCAACCACCAGTGATGCGGAGTTTGTTGCAGCGCTTCAGGAGGTGGTTCATGAGGCAATGGAGGAGTTAAGCCTGGATGAAAATGATAAACGAGGGCATCAGTAACTCCGCAGCATGGCATAACTTCAGCGGTGAGTTGACCGCACGACGCAGTGATATCCGTCCTCCTCTGCCGCTGTCCCTGAGCCAGTGGGCCAATACTCACGCCGTCCTGTCAAAAGAGACCAGCGCCCAGACCGGGCGGTTTCGCTCGTTTGGTTATCAGGACGGCATGATGGACGCCATTACCGATCCGCACGTGACCCAGGTGTCCGTGATGAAATCGGCCAGGGTGGGCTACACCAAAATACTCGACCACGTGGTCGGGTATTACCTGCAGCACGATCCGTCTCCGATTCTGGTCGTTCAGCCCCGGGTGGAGGATGCTGAAGACTACAGTAAGGCCGAAATCGCACCTATGCTGCGCGACACGCCGGTGCTGGCCGCCATTACCGGTGACAGCAAGGCGAAAGACAGTAACCAGACCATCCTGAAAAAGCAGTTTCTTAACGGCGCCAACCTGACGCTGGTCGGAGCCAACAGCCCCGGCGGATTCCGCCGTATCACCTGCCGCATCATCCTGTTTGATGAGGTGGACGGCTATCCGTCCGGCGGTGCCGGTACCGAGGGTGACCAGATAGCGCTGGGCATCAAGCGCTCGGAAACCTTCTGGAACCGCAAGATAGTGCTCGGGTCCACGCCCACGGTTAAGGGCGTGTCCCGTATCGAAAAAGCGTTTGCCGAAAGCGATCAGCGCCATTTCTATGTCCCGTGCCCGCACTGTGGTGAGTATCAGGTGCTGGAGTGGGGCGGTCCCGACACGCCTTACGGCATCAAATGGGACAAGGATGAGAACGGTGAAGGCCTGCCTGAGACGGCGTTTTACGTGTGCCGCCATCATGGCTGCGTCATCCATCACAACGACAAGGCCGGTATGGTGAAGCGCGGCGAATGGCGGGCGCACCGTCCTTTCACGGGCCACGCCGGTTTCCATATCTGGGCGGGTTACAGCCTCTTTCCCAACGCCGCCTGGAAATATCTGGTGGCGGAGTGGCTGCGCGTGAAAGATGACCCGCTCATGCGCCAGACCTTCATTAACCTGGTGCTGGGTGAGGTGTATGAGGATCGCGGCGAAAAAGCACTGAGCGAGCGTAAGCTCACTGAGCGTGGCGAAGTCTGGCCGGCTGAGGTGCCTGACGGCGTGGCCGTGCTGGTGGCCGGGGTCGATACCCAGGACGGTCGTTTTGAAATCGAGGTGGTGGGCTGGGGTCTTAATGAAGAGTCCTGGTCAGTTGCGTTTGATGTCATCGAGGGCGATCTGGAGACGGACGAGCCGTGGCTCAGGCTGGATGCATACCTCAAACAAATCTGGCGCCGGGCCGACGGTCGCGGATTCAGCATCATGGCCACCTGCATGGACTCCGGCGGACACCACACGCAAAAAGTGTATGAGTTCGCCAAGGCCCGTCTGGGGCGTCGCGTCTGGGCCATCAAAGGTGAGTCGGCACGGGGCGGCAAACGCTCCCCGGTCTGGCCTGCCAAGGCTCCGTCTGCACGCAACCGCAGCCAGTTCAGGCCCGTGATAATCGGTGTCAACGCGGCAAAAGATGCCATCCGTGCCCGCCTGCACATTGAGCCGCCAGAACCGGGTAAGGCCTCCGCGGGCTACATGCATTTCCCTGCCGATCGGGACCTGGGGTATTTCAGTCAGTTGCTGGCTGAGCGGTCGGTGGTGAAAGTGGCAGGCGGTCAGCGCTACCGCGTATGGGAGCAGTTGCCGGGGCGGGCGAACGAGGCGCTCGACTGCCGGGTGTATGCCTACGCGGCGTTGTGTGGCCTGCTTCATATGGGCTTCAGACTCAACGCCTTTGCGGCAAGCATCGCGGAAAATCCGGACAGATTAATCGCGCCGGCCACCGCGCCGGTGGAAAAAAAAAGCCTGCGCCTGCCGGGCGCCGTTATTTCTGAGCCAGAACAGCCGCCCAGAAAAAAATCCATCTCACAGCTTCTGGCCTAGGAAAATCATCATGTTCAACCGCAATACCAGCCTGCTTGCCGGGTCGATGACGCCTGCGCAGCTGCAGGACGCACTGGTGAAGGCTCAGCAGGCTTATATCGATCTGACCACGGGCAGCCGGGGTGTGTCGTTTTCCTATTCTCAGGGCGACGGCACCCGCTCGGTAACCTATCAGCAGAGTTCGCTTGCAGACCTTCTGGCGCTGATCCAGCTTCTCCAGGCTCAGCTTGGCATCGTCACCCGTCCGCGTCGCCCGGTAAGGTTCAGATTCTGATGAACGGTAAAGTACAGATACTGGGCGCTGACGGTCAGCCGCTGCGCCCCTCACGCCCGTCGTTTTCTGCGCTGACGGGCGGCAGCCGTGTGCCCTATGACGCGGCGGACTCCTTCAGCGACCAGCTGGCCAACTGGCAGCCTGCGCTCTGGTCACCGGATAACGAGATTAACATCTACCGCGACCGCATTGTGTCGCGCGTACGTGACCTGGCACGCAATGACGGCTGGGCCAGCGGCAGCATCACCCGCGTACTGGATAATGCGGTGGGGGCGAATTTCCGCCCTATCCTCAAGCCGGACTACCGCATGCTGGCCATGATGACCGGGAACAAAGCTTTTGACGCAAGCTGGGCCGATGAATACGGCAAGGTGGTGGAGGCGCACTGGCGTTCCTGGGCGAATGACCCCGGACGGTGGTGCGACGCTGAGCGCAAGCAGACCGTGTCGCAGATGCTGCGCCTGGGATTCCGGCACAAGCTGCTGGACGGAGATGCGCTGGCCGTCCTGCAGTACCGTACCGACAGACTCGGACACGGGCGCGGGCGCTACGCCACCACGGTGCAGATGGTCGATCCGGACCGGCTGAGCAACCCGCAGCAGAATTTCGACATGCCCCGCGTTCGCGGTGGCGTGGAGATTGATGCGGACGGTGCACCCGTTGCCTATCACATCCGCGAGGCGCATATAGGGGACTGGTTCAGCGGACCGAAGACTATGACCTGGCAGCGGATCCCGCGCGAAACCTCCTGGGGCCGTCCCCACGTCGTGCATGATTACGATCACGACAGGGCCGCGCAGCATCGCGGCAACGGCATCCTGACCCCGGTGGTGCAGCGCCTGAAAATGCTCATCAAGTACGATCAGTCAGAACTTGAGGCAGCCATTCTCAACGCCGTGTTCGGTGCCTATGTTACCTCGCCATATGATCCCGAGATGGTACAGTCGGCTCTCGGTGAAAACTATGACGATACCGCGCTGGGCACCTATCAGGACGGGCGGACAGAGTTTCACAAAGACCGGCGTATTTCGTTGCAGAACGGGGTGAGGCTGCCAACGCTGTATCCGGGCGAAAGCATCACCACCGTCAACGCCGCCAGGCCCACCAGTAACTTTGAGGGATTTGAAAGCGCGGCGCTGCGTAACATCGCGGCCGCGACGGGCCTGTCCACGCAGCAGGTGACGCAGGACTGGTCTGACGTTAACTACAGTTCAGCACGTTCTGCGATGCTGGAGGCCTGGAAAACCCTGACCCGACGCCGTGATGATTTTTCGTCCGGCTTTGCACAGCCCATTCTCTCCGCCTTTATTGAGGAGATCCACGACACCGAAGATTTACCCCTGCCGCGAAACGCGCCGGACTTCATTGACGCACGCGCGGCCTACTGTCGCGCCCGATGGATGGGACCGGGACGGGGCTGGGTGGATCCGGTTGCCGAGAAAAAAGGCGCCATTCTGGGTCTCGATGCGGGTATCTCGACGCTTGAGCTGGAGGTGGCTGAAAACGTGGGCGAAGACTGGGAAGAAATGCTGGACCAGCGCAAGCGGGAAATCGACGCCTGTATTGAGCGCAATCTGCCGCTGCCGAGTTGGGCGCAGGCCAATGTCCTCGCGCCCGAAACCATTCGCGATCCGGAGGAAAAGTGAATTTACCCCATCTGGCGCAGCGGCTGTTCAACACGCCGCTGGCTATCCATCCCCGCAAGGCCGAAGTCGTTATGGCTGCGCTCACCGACCGGTTTGGCATTACGCGCATCGAAGCCAGCATGGCGATGGAAGACGATGACGATTATGACTACCGCCGCCGGCGACAGACCAAAGCCGATCCCGGTTATGATAACGTCGGCGGCGTGGCGGTGATAAGCATACAGGGCACGCTGGTGCAGAAGCTCTGCAGCCTGCGGCCATACAGCGGTATGACGGGCTATAACGGCATCCGCCAGGCCTTTCTCACCGCCATGGCCGATCCTGAGGTAGCCGGTATCTGCCTCGACATTGATTCACCCGGTGGCGAGGTGGCCGGCTGCTTTGATCTGGCGGATGAAATCTTTCGTGCGCGGGGTGAAAAGCCCGTTCACGCCATCCTGACCGAAAACGCCTACTCAGCTGCCTATGCGCTGGCCAGTGCAGCCGATCGTATCTGCGTTCCCCGCACGGGCGGCGTGGGGTCGGTGGGCGTCATTACCATGCACGTCGACTGGTCGCAGCGCATCAAGGAGGAGGGGCTGGCGGTCACCATCATCACCTACGGTTCACGCAAGGCGGAAAGTAACCCTTACCGCACGCTGTCTGACGAGGCCGCCGCGGCCATCCAGCGCGACATTAACGCCATGGGCGAAATCTTTGTCGGTACCGTTGCGCGCAACCGCGGCATGAAAGAGAAGGTGGTGCGTGACACCGAGGCGGCCTGCTTCATGGCGGCTGACGGCGTGGCGCTGGGCCTGGCGGATGAGGTGATTACCCCTGACGCGGCATTTCTTAACTTACTTAAACTGACCGGAGCCTGATATGGCAAAAAAACCGTTTTCCTTTGCTCACCTGGTGGGCCTGAACCGTTCCGCCGGCGCGCGGGCCGCGGAAGAACACGATGACGACGAGGAGAAAAAGGGCAAAAAGGCCCGCAGCCGTCGCGCGGAAGAGCAGGATGATGACGACAACCGCGACCCGGATGCTGATGACGACAGCGACGATCCGGACGCGGAAGACAATGACAAAAAAGACCCTGACGCCGACGAAGATGACGATAAAAAACGTGATCCTGACGCCAGCGAAGGGGATGACGACGACGGTGATGACGATGAAAAGCCCGACGGCCGCAAGGCACGAAACGCCGAGCGTCAGCGCTGTGCCCGCATTTTTAACAGTTCATACGCCGCCGCAAACCCGGCGCTGGCGGCCTCGCTGGCCTTTAACACCGGCATGAGTTCTGCCGACGCCATCCGCGTCATGAAGTCATCCGGATCGGCCCCCGCCGCGCCAGAGCCGCGTCGCGCCTCGCTTGACGAGCGCATGCGCAGTGCGGGTAACGTGCGTCTGGGCCCCGATGGTCAGAAAACCACGGCAACCCGCGCCAGTGCGGTCGTGGAGAAAATGACCGGTCTCTACAACTCAGCCCGAGGTAATAAATAATGGATCAGTTTGGACAGAATCAGTTTGCGCCGGGCATGACCAGCGCGCTCTTCGTGCCGGACCAGCTTGTCAGCGGTCCGCTGCAGCTTGTGACCGACAGCGTTACCATTGCAAAACTGGGTCCGCTGCTTCGCGGGACCGTGCTGGGGCGTCAGTCGCAGAAATCATCCGCCGCCACGGCGGGCAGTGCCAACAAAGGCAACGGCACGCTGACGGGCCTCTCCCTGGGTTCACAGGCCGTGGCCGGTGCTTATACGGTGACCGCCACCGATCCCAACACCTTCCAGGTCACTGACCCTTCCGGCGCCGTGCTGGGTAATGCCACCGTGGGCAGCGTTTATCGCGGTACGCAGGTCAGCTTCACTCTTACCGCGGGGGCTAACGCCTTTGTGGCAGGCGATACCTTTACCCTTACCGTTGCGGCCGGCACAGGCAAGTGGGTACCGTGCGTGCGCACCGCCACCGACGGCAGTCAGGTCCCGGCGGCCATTCTGGTGGACAACGTGGACAGCACCCTCACGGACGTGACCGGCGGCGTGTATCTGATGGGTGAGTTTAATCAGAACCGCCTGATTATCGACAAAACCTGGTACGTGAACAGCGTGCTGCTGCTGGATGACCTGAAAGCCGCGCTGGTACCGCAGGGCATTTTCCTGCGCGACAGCATTCAGGCCCCGGTTTCCTGATTTAACTCCCTTTTAAACTGCGCCTTATGCCATTTCCACGGCAGGGTCGCGCGCGTCCGGAATCCGTACCGGCAGTGGCCGGTACGTCTCACAGAGAGAAACCATGAATATTTTTGATACCAACGTCCTGGTGCAGGTCGTTCCCAACCTGATGACCAGTCAGAACTGGCTGCTCGACCGCTTCTTTCCGAACGTGGTGACCTACGAAACGGAAGAGGTGTCGATCGATGTCGATATCGGTAAACGTCGTATGGCCCCGTTTGTGTCGCCGCTGGTGGAAGGCAAGCTGGTTGAGCAGCGCAAATACCAGACCAACACGTTTAAGCCCGCCTACATCAAAGACAAGCGCGCGCCGGATCTGCGCAAGCCTATCCGCCGCCAGATTGGTGAGCGCATCGGCGGCGAATACACCGCAACTGAGCGTGAAATGCTGAACCTGCAGTTCGAGATGGCCGATCAGATTGACATGATTAACCGCCGCCTGGAGTGGATGGCGGCCAGTGCGCTGGTCTCCGGTACGGTTACCGTGGCGGGTGAGGGCTATGAAACCAAAATGGTGGATTTTGGCCGCTCCGCGGACCTGACCATTGTGCTCAGCGGGACGGATAAATGGCCGACCGCGGTCCCGTTCGGGCAGACCAACACCCAGCCGTCTGATGATATTGAAGAGTGGCAGACCACCTATCTCAAAGAGTCGGGCGGGGTGCCAACCGACCTGATTTTCACCAACAAGTCGTGGCGTGCGTTTCGCCTGGACACCACCATCAAGGACAACGCCATCACGTTCCCGGTGCTGAGCCCGTTCGGCAACCAGGTGAATGCCGGTGCGCAGGTCATGAAGGGCGCGGTTTACAAAGGGCGCTGGGGTAACTTTGACCTGTGGCTGTACAACGACTGGTTCATTGACCCGCTGGATAACACCGAAAAGCCGATGATCCCCGACGGCGCAGTGATCATGAGCGGTGCGGACCTGATGGGTACCCGCGCCTTTGGCGTCATTCTTGACCCGGCTTTCGCCTACGGTCCGCTGGCCTACGCGCCCAAGACCTGGGTAAAAGAAGATCCGGCACAGCGCCTGCTGATGATGCAGTCCGCGCCGCTGGTTATTCCGAGTCGTGTAAACGCGTCCCTGTGCGCTACGGTGGTGTGATATGGCAAAAAACGACACTCCAAAAAACGAAGACGAGCTCGGCGGTCTGCCTCCCGAGCTGATGACCGGCGACCAGGCCACAACGGTCACGCCGCCCGGCGCTGACGTGCAGAAATCGCCTGAGGTCACTGGCGAGGATACCGAAGCTGAAGAGGATGACGACAAAGACGGGGCTGATGAAGAAGAACCGGATTTTGTGGTACGTAAGGGCCACACCCTGCGTCACGACGGCAAAACCTACCACCAGAACACCCGGCTGAACCTGCCTGCGGATGAGGCGAAACGCCTGATTGCTGCGGGCGTTGTCGTTGACTTTGACACACTCCGCCGCGAGGCGCAGGCGCGTGAGGCTGCATCGGTGTCCGTCAGCTCACCGGGTGTTGCGTCATGAGCGTGAACTGGGACCAGCATCTGCTGGCCCCGCTCCACGGCATATTCGGTGACGCCGTGGAGTTTCGCCCGAACAAGGGACGTGGCCAGCCCTACACCATCAACGGGATTTTTGACCGGGCGTACACGCAGGATGTCCAGCCCATGGATGCAGGCGATCCGTCCATCAATACCACAAAACCCGTGCTGGGCGTACGTGACGCGCAATTCCTGTCTCCGCCTCGCCAGGGCGATCAGCTTTACATTGCCGTTGCCGGCGGGCGGACCGTGAATCAGCTTTTCGTGATTGCCGACGTCCAGCCGGACAGCCACGGCGGTTCAAAGCTGGTACTCAATGAAATCAGGGGGTAGGGCATGAATGCCGCCGACATTCGCGGCCTGGTGGTGGCCGCGCTCAAAAACAACACCGACGCCGGCGAGCGGGTGTATTCGCCGCGCGACTGGCCCACCATGGACGAAGACTTTCCGGTGCTGCTGGTGCAGACGCCACTGGACGTCAAGCACTCTCTGGGTCGCAACGCCCCGCAGTTCACCACGGTGACCACGGTGCGGATCACCTGCCGCACCCAGGCCTTTGATACCGAAGAGGGTAATACCGGCGCGCAGGAGGCAGAAAGCGCGCTGGAAACGCTCCGCGAGCAGATTGAGCGGGGCATCATCAACAGCTATGAGCTGACCCGCCAGATCCAGCAGTATCAGCAGGTCCGCTCTGCCGTGGCGGTCAGCAGTGAGGGGGCCGGCCACATCGGTGAACTTACCGTTGAAATTGACGTGGAATATTACCAGGGGCCCGAAGACTTCTATCCGGTCACCACCACACCGCTCGCCGGGATTGACCTGACCGTGGAAATGCCCGATGGCACCACACAGCCCGGTCTGAACATTAACCTCCAGGAGTAACCACATGTTAGTAAAACCCGCTGATGGCAGGCTTGTCCGCTGCCCGGTCAGGGGCACGGTGTTGCCCGAATCCGGCGAAGACGTACCGGAAAACACCTTCTGGACCCGCCGTCTGCGAGACGGTGATGTGGTTCGCGTCAAAGACAGTCAGAAGCCCATTGCTGCCGCTCCCGCAGCGACACCCGCGCCTGACAGCAGCAAAAATGCAGGAGAACAGTAATGGTTGCTTTCAGCCGTATTCCTGATCAACTCAGGACCCCGCTGTTTTATGTTGAGTTCGATAATTCGCGCGCCAATACCGCCACCGCGGTTCAGCGTACGCTCATCATCGGCCAGCAGCTTGACACCGCTACCGCGACTCCGGGCATTCCCCAGCAGGTTTCATCCGATACCCTGGTGGCGGGTATGTGCGGTAAGGGCAGTATGCTCCACGGCATGATGACCGCGTATCAGGCCAACGATACAGCTGCGGAAATCTGGATCCTGCCGCTCGCGGATGCACAGGGCAGTATGACTGCCGCCAGCGGTTCGCTGAAGTTTCTCACTGCACCCAGCGCTACCGGCGTCATTTCGCTGTACATCGCCGGGCTGCGGGTTCAGGTGACGGTACTCGCCACCGACACGGTGGTCACCATGGCGTCTGCCCTGAGCGCAGCCATTAACGGCACCACTGCGATGCCGGTGACGGCGCAGGTAACGGCAGGGGCAACGGATACCGTCACGCTGACCGCAAAAAACCGGGGTGCGCACGGCAACGGCATCGACATCCGCATGAATTACCTGGGGCGAACCGGCGGCGAAACCACGCCTGCCGGTCTGACGTTCACCCTGACGCCGATGTCCGGCGGGGCGGGCGCGCCAGACATGACCGCGGCGCTGGCCAGCCTTCAGGACCGGAGCTTTGATTTTATCGTCAGCCCCTATACCGACACGGTATCGCTTGACGTGCTTAAGGCGTTTCTGTCGGACGCCACCGGGCGCTGGGCCTGGGACAAACAGCTTTACGGTCACGTGTTCAGCGTAGCCAGCGGCACTTACGGGCAGCTGGGTACCACCGGTGCCGCGCGGAATAACCAGCATGAATCGCTGCTGGGCGTCTACCGCTCGCCCACGCCCGCCTACGTCTGGGCGGCGGCATATACCGCGGCAGTCGCCCCGAGTCTTCGCAACACACCCGGGCGGCCCACCCAGACCCTGCCTGTCAGCGGTGTCCTGCCCCCGGCGCTGGAGGACCGTTTCGATCTGCCTGAACGTAACAATCTTCTGTTCAGCGGTATTTCCACCTATACGGTCGCCGATGACGGCACCGTGCAGGTGGAAAACATCATTACCACCTACCAGAAAAATGCTTATGGCGATGCCGATGACAGCTATCTGCAGGTGGAGACGCTGTTTCAGCTGATGTTCATTACCCGCTACCTGCGTACCCAGATCACCAGTAAGTTCGGGCGGATGCAACTGGCCGCCAACGGCACGCGGTTTGCGCCGGGGCTGCCAATTGTGACGCCAAACGTCATCCGTGCCGATCAGATTGCCGAATACCAGACGCTGGTCTGGAACGGCTATGCGCAGGATGCGGACGGTTTTGCAAAGGGGCTCATCGTTGAGCTTAACGTGAAAAATCCGAACCGCGTGGATGTCCTCTGGGACGGCACGCTGATGAATCAGCTGCGCATCTTTGCGCTGCTTAACCAGTTTCGCCTGCAGGCCAGCTAAGGAGCCACTATGGCAGGAAATACTTCTAACCGGCTTGCCGGTCTGGCCTATGTCACCGTAGACGGAATCACCATCATGGTGGCCGGCCAGTTTAAATACCGCCCCTCAAAAATGGAGCGTACCACGCTGAGCGGGATGGATACCGTGCACGGATATAAAGAAAAGCCCGTGCCGGGATTCATCTCCTGTCAGGTGCGCGATGCCGGTGGCGTATCCGTGTCTGCATTTAACGGGCAGACCAACGTCAACGTAATCGCCGAACTGGCGAACGGTAAAACCATCATCGGGCGCGCCCTGTGGACGGTTAACACCCAGGAAGTGGACAGCGAGGAAGCGGTATTTGACGTGCGCTGGGAAGGCGCTGACGTGACGGAGAACTGATATGACCGAACTTGAAAGAAGCACTGTTATTTCACTGAGCGTGCCGCTAAGTTCCGACGCGCTGAAACAGACCTGGGAGAGTCTGCCACTCAGGGCACCCGTGCTGGCGCAGGTTGAGCAGTTTTACGAGGCGCAGGCAAAACGCGGATCGCTTTCCGCGATGCGCCTGCTGCTTTCTCTGACCAGCGGCGTGCCGGAGTCCGTTCTGTCCGGTATGGACTTTCTCGATTACCGCAAATGCGAGGAGTATCTGCTCGGTTTTTTGAGCTGGAAGCCCTCGGGCGATGGCAGCGTTTAGCCGCTGAGGTGACATTTTACTACCGCTGGCCGCCGGACAGCGCCTGGGCAATGAGTCTGCAGCGTCTGTCCTGGTGGCACGCACAGGCGGTACGCATTAATCATCTGAGAAAAGGGGGCGACGACGATGGCTAACGTGTTTGACTTTACGCTCGCCGGTAATGACGAGGCAAGCGCTGCCATCGGGCGTATTGAAGAGGCCGTGCGTAAGCTTGAACCTGAGCTGGATAAAACCCGTGATGCACTGAAGCTCGGCGGACAGGAGTCGGCGGGCGAGCTCAATACCTTCACCCGCTACCTGCAGGGGATGTCGCAGGCCGCACGGGACAACGTACAGTTTATCGGCGACATGGTGCCGCCGCTCAAAATGGTGGGGGAACTGGCCGGTAAATATGGCGGGATAGCCGGGCGTATGGGCGTGGCCGGTGTGGCCGCGTACGGACTGGCGAAAGGTGCAAAAACACTAGCCGGTAACATGAAGGAGGCGGCTGACAACGCCTACAGTCTGGACGTGGCCGCAAAAAACAGCGGCATGCGCGTGGATGATTTTACCCGCCTGGCCGGGGCGATGCAGATCCTGGGGGCAGACAGCGACGGCGCACGCGCGTCAGTTGAGGGCATGTATAAAACCTTCAACGATGCCCTGCAGGGGCGCAACGGCAGCGTGCTGTCTGTCCTCAGCCAGATGGGCGTGCAGATTGTCAAAAACAAAGACGGTACCGCCGACGTCATGCGAACCTTTGAGCAGCTGGCGCAGGCGTTTCCGTCACTGACGCCGGATCGCCAGAAAACAGTCGCGGACGCGCTAGGGCTTGATGCCAGTGACCTGGCGTTGTTACGTGAAGGGGCGAAGCTTAAAGCCTATCTCACCCGCGCTGACGAACTGGGTCTCACCGTCGACCCGAAAGTCAATACGCAACTGGTTGAGCTTAACCGCAACCTGACCGGGCTGAGTGCGGCCTGGGACGGCTTTAAAAATCGTGTCCGCCAGAAGGTGGCGGGCGGTCTTCTCTCCGACGGCTCTGTGAATGACGGCCTGAACGGTCTGAGACATCTGATGCAGAACCCCGGCGATCCGGTTGCGCTGAATGAAGCCATGGGCAATCTGCGCGGGAACGAGGGCGACTGGGTCCGAAAGGCCAGGAACGACAAAGAATACCTGAATTCGCTGCCCGCCAGTGAGCAGGTCAATCTCATCACCGGGCAGATCACCGACAAACAGCGTCGTGATCTGCGTGAGCGTTACGGGCTGAGCGAACAGGCGAATGTGCTGCAGGGCGATATTGCTGTCGCGCTCAAAGCCCCGACACCGGTGATTCCGGCAGCCTACACAGGGCAAGGCAGTGGGGCTAATGCCCGGGGTATTCGCAATAACAATCCTGGCAACCTGCGTGCAGCGCCAAACAGCAGCGGAAGCGACGGTGATTTTGTACGGTTCCCCACGCCGCATGACGGTATGGCCGCGCTGTCCCGCCAGCTTCAGCTTTACGGTGACCGGGGGAACAACACGATCAACGGCATCATTCACACTTATGCGCCTGCCACGGAAAACAAAACCCAGAATTACATTGACGATGTGGCTGCCAAAACCGGCTTTGATCCTCGTGAGCGTATCAATCTTCACGATCCTGACACGCTGCGCCGGGTGATGAGCGCCATTATTTCCCATGAGAACGGAGCTCAGCCCTATACCGATAATGAGATTAATCAGGCCATTCATACGTCCGTTAACGACGACCGCTGGAAAGGACTGCGGGATCCGCAAATCCTCCAGGCACAGCGTGAGAAAGAGCCGCGGACCACCGGCGAGGCGTTGCCGTCTCCTTCATCTCCTCAGAGCAGCATCACCCAGGCTGGCACACCAGCACCTCCTGTAAGCAGTATCACGCAGGCAACTGCAACTGCTGATAACAGTCGTGCGCAGACCACGCCGCCATCGTCAGGGAATGCCGATCAGAAAGTGTCTGTAGAGGTCACGCTGGTAAATGACAAAACCGGCGAACGCAGGCAGGTCACCACGCAGGGGGGGCGGGTAGCGTTATCCATGCCCTGGCCATGATTGAACCAGTAAACTGAACGGTGGTTGTCTTACTATGGCTATCATACAAAACCTGCTTAGCGGCCTGACCGGGGGCAGTGAAGGCTGGGACTGGCAGGCCCATATTAGACCTGCCAGCTTTCGCGGCGTACCCTTTGGCGTAATTGAGGGTGAGGGCGTCTTTGGTCGTCGCCAGGCAGTACACGAATACCCATACCGCGACACGGTCTGGGTGGAGGACATGGGGCGCGACGTCAGAAAAATAGCGATCCGGGGCTTTCTGGTGCAGGGCAGCCTGCGTTATCAGGCGGGTGATGTTCTGAGCCAGCGTCAGGCGCTGATTGCGGCCTGTGAAAGTGCCGGTTCGGGTACCCTTATCCATCCGACGCTGGGCGAACTGACGGTGAGTGTGCCGGAAGGCGGCCTGCGGATCTCTGAAAGCATGGATTCAGGGCGCGCTTTTGAATTTACGCTGACCGTTATCGAGTCTGGCCTGCGCGTTTTTGCCGTTACAGGCAGTTCGCCGGCGGGCGATGTGGTGAGCGCGAACTGGCTGAAGCTTGCCAGCACCGCGGCGGCCTCATTTCTGTCACAGGTCAGGGGCGAAATCCGTAGCGTTTCCCAGGCGATTAAAACGGTACGCGGTATTGCTTCGTTCTGGCAGGGCATGGTGACGAATACGGTCAGCGAGGTTACCAACCTCAGCAGCACGCTGCGGGCAACGTTTGGCAGCACGCGATACGGCCGTTACAGCCGGGGGACCGTGGGCGGCAATGCGTCCGGCGCAACGGGCACCACTGACGGGGACGACACAGCGGATACGCCGCAGCTGGTGAATCTCACCATGGCGAAAAGCGTGACGGCCCGAGAGAACATCACGCAGTTGTCCTCGGCACTTCCGGCTTTCACCTCAATGGAGGATTTTTCCTTACGCGTCCGGGCAATCGTGCTTGCCATTCTTAACAGCCCCGGCGGGGTGGAAGAGCGTATCCGGGTGCTGGAGAAGCTGGCCACGGCTGAAAGCACCCAGTATTACGCCACGACTGAAAACCGCGCCGTTGCCGCAAGCGCCACATTATTTCTCATCGTTATCTGCGCAGGCGCCATGGCGGTAGCCGCTTCTGATGCCGAACCAGCCAGTACGGACGAGGCGAATGCTGTCAAAGACCGTGTTTGCGCGCAGATCGATGCCGCCATCGTCCGCGCAGGAGATCTGGGTGATGACGACAGCTATAACGCACTGCTTTCGGTGAGGCAGGCGTTTGTCAGTGCTATGGCGCAGAAAGGCACCGGCCTGACGGACATGATGCAGGTGAACGCACCCGCCTCACTGCCTGCACTGGTGCTGGCTAACCGGCTTTATCAGGACGCGGGGCGAAGCGATGAACTGATTCAGGAAACCCGGGTGCGCCATCCCGCCTTTATGCCTCTCTCGTTCCGGGCAAGGAAACCCTTATGACAGACGAACTGATTTTAAGCGTCGGAGGCCGGAACATTAAGGGCTGGGACGACGTGCGGGTCACGCGTGGCATCGAGCGGCTTCCTTCTGATTTCGATCTCGGGCTGATGGACTATTTCCCCGGCAGCAATGAAAAGCAGCTGGTAAGAGAGGGGGAGCCCTGTGAGGTACGCCTGGGCGATGACCTTGTGATGACCGGCTACGTTGATCAGTGGAGCCCGATGATTTCAGGGCGGCGCCATGAGGTCCGGGCGACCGGGCGCAGCAGGTGTCAGGATCTGGTGGACTGTTCCGCCGAATGGCCCAACAACGTGATTAACGAATCCGATGCCCTGCAGATAGCGACGCGCCTCGCGCAGCCTTACGGCATCACCGTGCATTCCGACGTGTCGGATCTGGTCCGTGTCCCGCAGTTTACTCTCAACTGGGGCGAGTCTCCGCAGGAAATCATCGACCGAATCAGCCGGTGGTCTGCGCTGCTCTATTTCGATCAGCCGGACGGGAGTCTGCTACTCACGCGCGTCGGGACCCGGCGGGCCGCCAGCGGTGTGGCACAGGGGATTAATATTGAAGATGCCTATTTCCGCGCCTCAATGGATGAGCGTTTTTCGGACTATGTTGGCGTCTCCATGAGCATGACGCCGACTGCCGAAATCTCGCCATCCGCCAGTTACGGGGCGGTTACGCTGGCCGCGGCCCGCGACCCGGAAGCCGCCAGCATGCGCTACCGCAAGCGCATCGTGATCGTTGAATCGACCATGACGGCGCTCGCGCTTTCACAGCGCTGTATCGACTGGGAAATGAACCGTCGTTACGGACGCTCAAAGCAGCTGAACGTTACCGTCGACAGCTGGCGTGACAGCGCGGGCAGACTGTGGGAGCCCAACACGCTGGTCCCCATCCATATACCGGCGTTCGGACTTGAGAATGAGGAGTGGCTGCTGGCAGAAGTGTCGTATCTGCGTAACCGCGAAGGCACTCATGCGCAGCTTTCCCTGATGCCTGCCGCCGCCTTTACCGTGCAGCCCTATGCTTTTTATCAGCAGTTGCTGGAGATGAACCGATGAACACCTTAAACGATGTCGTCCGTAAGCTTTCCACGCGGATAGCGGGTCTGCTGGGGGTAGGGCGCATTACCGGGCTTGATGACGGTGGCGTCGTGCAGAAGGTGCAGTACCAGACCCCGCTGGAGGCTGCCAGCGCCACGCGTATGGCAGAATTCGGTTTTACCTCGGGCCTGCCAGCGGGCACAGACGTGATTCTGGGCTTTCTGGGTGGGGATCGGTCAAATCCCGTGGTCATTGCCTCCAGTCACCAGACGTTCCGGCTGGGTGGCCTTAATCCCGGTGAGACCGCGATGTATAACCAGTGGGGACTCTTTGTGCGCCTGACGGAGCAGGGGATCGAGGTAGAAGCCAAAGGTCAGGACGTCACGGTCAGCAACGCCCGCAAACTGACCGCCACCGCGACGGACTCCGTGCGCCTCAATACGCCGGTTTTGTATGTCTCTGGCGACGTTATCGATAACTGCGACAGCAACAGCGTGTCGGTTAAAGCGCTCCGGGATAAATATAACGATCACAGCCATCAGATTAAAAACGTGCAGGGCGGCAACAGCACGCTCAATACGGAGAAAACGGGAGAACCGGCATCGTGAGTGATATTGCGGATACGTGGAATGTGGCAGAGATGAGAGCGGACTGGTCAGTCACCGGCGGCATGCTGGCAACCGGCGACGATCTGCGTACGGCGGTTATCCTCAGCCTTTTCAGCGACAGGGTAGCGCGTGACGATGATGACTATGAAGGCGGCGACAGGCGGGGCTGGTGGGGTGATTCCGGCAGCGCTGACCCCATGGGGTCCCGTCTGTGGCTGCTGGACAGGGAGGTGCTCAGCCGGGAGGTTGCCCTCAGGGCAGAAGAGTACGCACTGGAGTCGCTGGCCTGGCTGCGTGACGACGGCATTGTCAGCAATCTGGGTGCCAGCGCACAAATCATCTGGCCCGCACGGCTGGACCTGATACTGACCCTGCAACAGCCGGGGGCGTCGCGTCCGGTGGCAATGAAATTTTACTGGCTCTGGGAGCAGATCCGCTATGCCGTTTAAACGTCCGACCCTGACCGAGTTGCGTCAGCAGAACCAGCTTTACCTTGAAACAGAGCTTGAGGGAACAGGGACTGTCCTCAAAAACAGCAACCTTGCCGTGCTCGCCGATGCCGATGCGGGGATGGCACACCTGCATAATGCGTATCTTGACTACATTGCGCTGCAGACCAACCCCTTTACCTCTACCGATGAGTATCTGGCTGGCTGGGGCGCTATGAAAAAGGTTTACCGTAAAGCGGCCAGCGCGGCCACGTCACCGGCCTTTACCATTCAGGGTGTTGCAAAAACGACATTGTCCGCCGGCAGCCTCCTTAACCGCAGTGACGGCGTGCAGTACAGAACCACGGCAGACATTACCACCGATGCATCAGGCAGCGGCAGCGGTCCGGTCGCGGCGCTGTTGTCTGACCCCACTGCAGACGTCAGTGGCGGCGGGGCAAAAGGGAATGCGCCGGCCGGTACCGTGCTCACGCTGGACGTTAACGTGCCCGGACTTCACAGCAGCGGAACGCTTGCCAGTGCCGCGACCGGCGGCGCGGATATAGAAGATGAAGAGGATTTTCGTCAGCGCGTGCTGCTGGCTTACCAGAATCCTCCTCAGGGGGGCAGTGACGCGGATTACAAATCATGGGCGCTGGCTGTATCAGGCGTCACGCGAGCCTGGGTTAAGCGGCGAATCATGGGGGCGGGCACGGTGGGGGTTTACATCATGACCGACAACGCCACCGCGAGCGGCGGTTTTCCGGTGGGTAGCGACGGTGTGTCGTCGCTTGAACCTTATTATGCCGTTAAAGCCAGCGGCGATCAGGGCCGCGTGGCTGACCATATCTTTCCGCTGCAGAGCGATACCGCCATTGTTTGGGTCTGTTCACCCCTGAAAAAGCAGGTCGATTTCGTGATTAACGGAATAAGTCAGGCAGCCAGCACAACGGTGGCTTCGATTGCCGCCGCGATCGACAGTGTATTTTTTGAAGGGGGTAACCCTGACGGGACCGGAAAAATCTACCTGTCAGACCTTAACAAGGCCATTGGTGACGTGGACGGGACCACGGGTTATGTGCTGATCCAGCCCGCCGCCAATATCGTTCTCGGCACGGGGGAATTACCCGTCCGGGGCAAGGTGACTTACACATGAGCCATTACAGCGCAGATGACTATGCCGGCGCACTGAGTCAGCTTCTTCCCCCCGGCAGGGCCTGGCCCCGCGATATCAGCAGCGTGCATTTTAAAACCCTGCGCGCGATCGGTCGGCGCTACGAGGTAACAGACAGCACGGGTGAGCTTTTACTGTCGGGCGCTTTTCCCGCGACGGCAACGGTAATGTTACCGGAGTGGGAAACGTCACTGGGGCTGCCCGACGACTGTGCTATCAGTGAGATAAACAGCTTAGGCGATCGTCAGGCCGCTGTCGTGTCGAGGCTCACCAGTACGGGGGGCCTGTCACCCGGATATTTTGTGCAGATGGCCGCCACGCTCGGCTACACGATAACCGTCACTCTCTTTCGTCCGGCTATGTGTGGCCTGTCGGTATGCGGTGACCTACTTAACGGTGATGAATGGCCGTTTGTCTGGCGCATTAACGCTCCGCAGACCACTTTAAAGTATGCCCAGGCCGGTATCAGCTACTGTGGCGATCCGCTTCGGTCATGGGGAAATAAACAGCTGGAGTGCCAGTTAAATAAACTGGCGCCGTCTCATCTGATCCTTCTTTTTAACTACGCCGGTTAGGCACCCACTCATATTAATGATTACCTTACTGGTAAGGACTGAACATGCTCAAAATTGGTGACTTAACCCCGACCGCCACGCCCGACGGGCTCTGGACGGACGGTAACGTGGCCGGCGGTGTTGCGCCGACACGCATGCAGGCGGGCTGGTTCAACGCCGTGCAAACTGAGCTGGTTAATGTTGTGCTGGCTGCCGGTCTGCTACTCGATGCGAGCAATAACGGGCAAGTGCTGGCCGCCATTCAGAAAATGACATTAAGCCGGAGTAACCCGTTTAGCGATATTGCTGGCGACGGCACGGCTGCTAAAGCGATTGCCAATCTTGGTCTGGATAAAATTTATCAGCAGGTAAACGCTAACCTGAATGCACTCTCCGGCCTGCAGTCGGCTGCGAACAAAATCCCTTACTTTATAGGCCAGAATGCTGCTGCAATGACCGATTTTACGCAGACCGGGCGGGATATTGTCGGGAAAAGCAGTACTGGCGACGTTATTGCCTATCTCGGACTGGGGCAGCTTTATCAGCCGCTCAACCAGAATCTAATCGCTTTATCCGGTTTACAGTCCGACACTGACACGCTGACTTATTTTTTTGGACCGAACAAAGCTGCTCTGACTGCATTTACTGCCTTTGCACGCGACATCGTAGGTAAAAAGAATACTTCTGAATTGTTCAGCTATCTGGGCATCGGCACGGCGGCGAACAAAAACGCGGGCAACGGCAGCGGCCAGCTACCGGATATGTCGTTTTTCGACAGCAACTTTGGCGTTAACGGATACCAGAAACTCCCGTCCGGACTGATTATTCAGTGGGGCAGCGCGCCGGCCACCATCGGCACGCTGAGTACAAAAGCCTACCCGATACAGTTTCCAAACGCCGCGTTGCATGTGGTGCTGACGCACAACGTTGCCAACGACGCGAACGGCATAGGCATCAGCGGCGCTGACGTGAGTTCGTCAAATACCAACCAGTTCACGTATAAGCCGCAGGGGATCCAGATTAGCGGTAACTCTGTGAGCGCGGCTTCGGCTGGATCCGGCGCGATTACTTTTCACTTTCTGGCAATAGGATACTGATATGGGAAATATGTTTTTTAGCGCCAGTCGCATGGCGTTCTGCCCGGAAGACATGAAGCCGGACTATGAGAAGGGCGTAGGGTGGCCACAGGATGCGGTAGAGGTGACGGATGATGCCTGGCATGAATTTATATCCGTGCCGCCCGAGGGAAAAATCCTCGGTTCAACGGGTGAGGGGATGCCCTGCTGGGTTGATAAGCCTGCGCCCACTCAGGAGGAAATTCTGGCCCGGGCTGCAAATGACAAACTGGTCAAAATCTCTCAGGCCAATGACTTCATGAACACACGTCAGTGGCCGGGCAAGGCTGCGCTGGGACGTCTGAAAGGGGATGACCTGACGGCCTATAACAAGTGGCTGGATTATCTGGACGCTGTGAATGAAGTAGATACAACTGAAGCGCCAAATATTACCTGGCCTCAGAAACCAGCATAAAAAAGCCCGGCGACCGGGCAATGACTCAGCCGCTCCTGTCTTTGCAGGTTTACGGGGTGGGTGATTAAAGCTTAGTCACCCACTCCAGCCCCTTCAAAATAAATCCCTTTCCCGCCAGTGACTTTACAAATATCCCAACCGCAGCGGCTTGATTAAACTCATAAGTTGATATTACTGTAATTATATACAGTATAAAATCGGAGGGTAGAACCATGCCCCGTGACTATGAAATTATGATTGCCTTTCGCCAGGCTATTAAACGTGACAGCCAAGGGCGCTATACACTCAGCACACTCGACTTTGTACGCGAGCTTGATCGCCTGAACTGGCACTATACGCTTCGCGCCGCCAACAAATGGATAGAGACGCACACAACCACCTTCCGCGATATCTCAACCTCTGAGGGTGAGGAGCGTGTGTTTCAGGTTTTTAATCCTAATGGTGGCTTCTGATGTTCGCCCTGGTTGACGTTAATTCGTTTTACGCCAGTTGCGAAACGGTATTCAGACCTGACCTGCGTGGTAAGCCAGTAGTGGTTCTGAGCAACAACGATGGTTGTGTAATTGCCCGTTCAGCGGAAGCCAAAGCGTTGCAGATACCTATGGGGGCACCTTATTTCAAGCTGAAGAATGAGTTCAGACGTCATGGTGTACAGGTTTTCAGTTCCAATTATGCGCTCTACGCCGATATGAGTAATCGCGTCATGACGACACTGGAGGACATGTGCCCAGCTGTAGAGATTTATTCAATTGATGAGGCGTTCATGTGCCTGGATGGCATGCAGCGCCTGACATCACTTGAAGATTTAGGGCGAAAGGTGCGCGCCAGAGTTAAACAGGAAACTCACCTGAGGGTTGGCGTTGGCATTGCGCAAACCAAAACGCTGGCAAAGCTGGCCAACCATGCGGCCAAAAAATGGACCAAGACAGGCGGTGTCCTCGATCTTTCGAATATCGACCGCCAGAAAAAATTACTCGCTCTGGTGCCGGTTGAGGACGTATGGGGCGTTGGGCGGCGCATCAGTAAAAAACTTAATGCCATGGGTATCACTACAGCCAAAGACCTCGCTGAGCAGAGCACATACATCATCCGAAAACACTTCAACGTCGTGCTTGAGCGTACCGTCAGGGAGCTTCGTGGAGAGCCCTGTTTAGAGCTGGAAGAATTTGCACCGACCAAACAGCAGATAGTGTGCTCACGTTCATTTGGATCACGTATCACCGAATACATGGATATGCGTCAGGCCGTCTGCGCTTTTGCAGAACGCGCTGCTGAAAAGCTGAGGAAGGAAAGGCAGTACTGCAAACAGATAGCTGTATTTGTGCGAACCAGCCCGCACGCAGAGGGAGAAGTGTTTTATGGCAATCAGGCCGCTGGAAAGTTAATGACACCTTCAAACGATACCCGCGACATTATCCGGGTGGCTATGGACTCTCTGGATCAGATATGGCTCGACGGTCATCGCTATATGAAAGCAGGTGTCATGCTGGGCGACTTTTTTAGCCAGGGAGTATCTCAGCTAAACCTTTTTGATGAATACCGCCCGCAGCCCAATAGCGAAGCTTTAATGCGTGTTGTTGATGGGCTCAACCAGAGCGGCAAGGCCAATTTATTTTTTGCGGGGCAGGGGATTGAGAAGTCCTGGGCAATGAAGCGTGAGATGCTTTCACCTGCTTACACAACCAGTTTTTCAGATCTGCCCACGGTAAAATGAATGCTGACAAAAATTGAAAAAAGTACCATAGATTTATTTATGTGAGTTTGCCGTAATGATGCTAATCTATAAGGGTTTATATTAATTATAATGAGAGGGACTTGTGGTAAATCAAATCAAACATTCTCAGTACATTGATCTGATCAATTTGCTTGAAGATTTGGGAGCAAGCCCCGAAAGATGTCAATCTTTCTTCTCTGTAGCGTTGAAGTTACCTGACTTGCAAGACCTAGAACTGGATTACGCTTTTGATATTATTAAATCATATGCTTTAGAGAATGGTATTGATTTGAAAGATTATTTGTTTAGTAATTATATGGACTACAATGATTTTTATATTAGGTTATACTCAAGAATTGAAAAAGAAATTTTAAAAAATTACATTATCCATAATTCTTACCTTGAGTCCAAAAAAATTAGATTATGATGCTAAGTGGTTAATGTACACAATGTTTGCCCGATCGCTTGCAGCTCTTAGTGTTTAATTTTATGATATGCAAGCTTTTTTCGCGAAATTAACAAGCTGCTTTATCGGGCTAATTTTAACCGATTATTTTTCCGGTATCAGAACATTAAAATTTTCGCCCTCTAAAATCCAACGACACAGTACTAATTTTTTTTAAAATTTTCCGTGGCGACTTCACCAATAACTTTACTTTTTCTAAGGCGAGGGACTTTTGGGGGGATTTTTTTGTTGATTTCTTCAAGATTTCTCTTGCTTAAAAGATTACGTTTTATAAAGTTTTCTATGCAACTAAATAAAGAAGTAAATTCATCCCTACTGGGAGCCCACCCCCTGTGCGCAGCTGCATTACCTACGCTAGCAACAGTCAAAAGGAGATGAGCTTCTGTATCACCTATAAATCCTTCGTCCTTCAAAGCAGCAACTTTATCATGAAGTGACAATCCAGGATGGATAGAGAGCACTTCCGCTGTTCTTTCAAATGCAGTTCTTAAACCTATAGAAGCAAGAGTGATTAATTCTTTATTTTCAGCCTCTATAATTTGCTTAACAATTTCAGATAGCTGAAGATCAATTTTTCCTAGCTTCCAAACCCAATCAGGATAGGACACTTCAGCTATAATGGAGGGGAATACTTGAACACGTTGATTAAGGAACATGATATCTTCTCCATCGACACGATCAAAATCCCAGTCTTCTGAATTTTCAGAAGTTATATGAAGAAAAACAGTTTCACATCCTCGACATTCTAATAGCATAAAAAGATTGCTTCCATAAGCCCTCCCATCTTCAAAGTCCCAATTTTTTAAAACCTGCCCATATATTTTGCACTTTCTTATTCCATCGCAATTTGGACATAAAGCATCAATTATTTTTTTTTGACTAAGTTGCATACTTCACGACCTTAAATTGTTCATAATTAGTGCCCAAATGATACCATAAGTAATTGATAATAAGAGAGAGTAATCCTAAGTATTATTATGAAATTCCCATTCAAGTTAATGATTTTATGAGAGATAAATACTGATTTAAAATCCCTCGATCGCAAGGTCGTGCGGGTTCAAGTCCCGCCCCGGGCACCATATTGAAACACCAATAAAATCAAGTAGTAGCAATGTCGTTTAAGCCGCCTCTTTGGGCGGTTTTTTTGTGTCTGACATTCGGCAGTGGTAGCAAAATGGCAGCAGTGTGGCAACAGACATTTTTTGCTGCCATCTTTC